TCGCGCTCCAGGACGCCGAGCATCTGCGAGATGACCTGCTCGGCCTTGATGAATGAGTTCGCCACGGTAGACCTCCTCGGTCAGTGGATATGTGTGGCCGCTGGCGATCCCGTGGCAGGAACCGAGCGGATTTCAGAGTCGGGGGACCGACGCGGCCAACTTGGCCGGATCGGTTTCCTCCGGTTCCGAACTGGGGTCACCGCCGCCCCGCAGGGTGGGGCGCGGTTGCTGGGATGGCGGTGGAGTCGCCGCGGTCGGGAAGTCGCGGAGGATCTCGTCGGCGTCCGCCTCGAGTTCCTCTTTCGTCGCCCCCGCCAGACGCTTCGCCTGCGCGGGGGTCAAACCCTTCGCTGCCGCGACCTCGTGACGCAGGGCGCGAGCCTCTGCGGCCTCGGCCCGCTTGGTCGCCTCGACGGCGGCGTCCTGGGCCTTCTGGAGCTCCGATTTCTCGCCCTCGCGGAGCTTGTCCAACTCCTGGGCCTTCTTCTTGATGTCCTCGTAGTCGCCGAACTTCGCCCGCTCGCGGGCGAGGCGCTGTTCGATGATGCGGTCGAGGTCCGCCTGGGACTCCGGTGCCTTGTAGGCGGGTGGATCCGGCGTGGGGGGAGGGGTAGCGGGTTGCTGTTCCTCGGGCATTTCGGTCCTCCTGTGGAGTGGTCCGCCCGTTGTGCGCCGGGCGTTGGCGCTCAGACCGCCGCGTCGTAGCGGCGACGAAACTCGCGACGGACCTCCGCGGCCCAGTCGTCCGTGTTGTGTGGCACCGAGGACGCGACCTGCTTGTAGAGGTCGCTCCAGCGGTCAGCGGACTGCGGCAACGGCTGCGTGGCGCTGTAGACGGGTTCCGCGGTGCATCCGCACTTGCGGTGAGCGTGGAAGCCGCCGGACATCTCGCTGCGATAGACGGCGCCCCGCCCGGCGAGCATGGCGCAGAACGAGCACGGCGAGCCGTCGGTGACTCGGGCGTAGCCGAGAGCGTGGCGGTCCGCCGCAACGGTGCCCGTGATCGTCTCCCGCCCGCCGTTGAGCACCTGACGGGTGACCTCGCCTTCGATGTTGGTGAGCGCCACCTTGGCGATATCTGACGGACGGCGCGCCTTGCGAGCCATACCGAGCGCGTGTTCGGGGCCGACGAGGCGCAGGTTCGGCACGATGTCGAGGTCGGCGAGCGGTGGGGCGAGGATCGTCTGCGCCGAACCGGCGACTTCTTCGGCTCGGCGGAACGCCTCGATGTAGTGGCCGGCGATGCGGGACGAGAGGCCGCGGCGGGACTGGATGAGTCCGACGATGGCGGGCTCGATGCGTCCCCACGAGGTTGGGATGTCGGCCGGATCGAAGAGCGCCCAGAGGCGCAGCAGGTCGCGGACCGTGACGGAGCGGAGACGGATCTGGTCTTGGCGGTGCCGGTCCGTGAGCGCGCTCGCCGCGGCGCTATGCGCCAACGGTGGCCGCCGGGTTCATCTGTCGATCGAGGTCGGCGAAGAGCCGCGAGATGGCGTCGTCCTGCACCATCGCCTTCGCCCGGTCCACGTCCTGCTCGCTGAAGCCGGGGATCTTCTCCCACAGCAACTCGACGGGGACGCCGAGCATCTGGGCCAACTTGCCGAGAGCGTCGGCAGCCTGCGCCATCGACCGTATCTCGGTGTCCTTCCACCGGACCTCGGCCTCGAAGTCGGCCGCGGCGTCCGCGTTGCCTTCGAGGTGCGCGGTGAGCCGCAGCCACTGCTCGTGGGACTCCCCGAAGACGGTCTTGCACCCCTCGGACTTGGCGGTCTGGCTGGCCTTCGCGGCGGCGAGCGCCTCAGCGGAGAGGTTCGCCATCATGCCGAGCATCTCGTGGGCGGGTGTCTGGGAGACGGCCGCCAGTTCCCGTACGTCGGCCTCGTGTGCGCTGATGAAGCCGGGAAGATCGGTCGCCGGGAGGCTGCCGAACTTCGTGTCGGGGTCGTCTGAGACCAGGATGTCGTTCGCCCGAAGGCGCATCATCACCTGGTCCTCGGTCTGGTTCGTCGCCTTCGCTGTCTCGTCGATCGACATGCCCGAGATCGTGCGGACGACCCACGACGCGAATCGCTGCACGTTCAGGCGGTCGTACTTCGTCTGTTCGATCGACCCGAAGAGCGGGACGAACGGCTCGACCTCGCCGGTGCTGCGGCCTTCGAGGTCGAAGCGGTTGGCGAAGCGGACCACCGGACAGACGCCGGCGCCGTGCTCCTCAGCGCCAACGTGGGTGAGTTTCCCGTCCGCGCCATCGGCGCCCTCGAATGTGTGGATGTGCTGGTCGTCGTAGACGACGACCCGCGCCCGACCGCCGCGGCCGGGGATCACCCGCATGGCGATCTGCGGCCACTGGTCCTGCGCCACGTCGTCGTAGAGCGCGATCATCTGACGGGGCGACACGGCGAACATCTGGGCGAGCCGTTCGCCGGTGAGGGTCGAACCGGGGAGCGCGACGCCGTACGCGAGGCCGTAGGTCAACGCCGCGCGGTGCAGAGCGATCTGACGTGCGTCCATGCCGTTCGCCTGCCAGGTACGCCACGGTGCGCCGTCGTCGGGGTCGGACGGTCGGCGGTACCCGATGACGTACAGCGTCTGGGTGACCGTCGTGACGACGAGATCGCCCCACGGGACCTGAGCGCGCCCGGCGAGCGCCTTGTGCTCCGAGGTCGCCTGGCGGGGTGAATGCGGCGGAGTGTGATCCCACCGCGCCCAGCGGTCGATGTCGTCGAGGCGACGCTTCTCCTTCATCCACGACGGAACGAGGTCAGCGTTGAGCATCTTCTCGATCTCGGCTTGATCGAATGCCATCAGCACCTCCCTCCGTCACCACACCACACCGGACCGCTTCTTCGGTTCCACGGCCATCGCCAGGCGGCGCACCATCCGGGCGCCGATCACGCACACGCCGGCGTCGATCTTCAGCGGCGAAGATGCTGACTCCTTGCCGACACCAACGCCGTAGCGGTTCGGGCGTCGGCGCAGGTTCGCCATGTGGCGAGCGACGGCCGGATGGCCGTCGTGGGTGAACGTGCGATCCTGGATCTCGGCGAGCGCCAGTTCGGTGGCGGCGGTGAAGTCGTGGACGTGGCCGCGCATGTCCCATGCGATCTGCTGGGGATCCTTGCCGCCGGGCACCGCCTTGATGCGCAGACGGTCACCGAAGCGACGCGGCCAGTCGAGCTTCACGAACGACTCCCATTCCCGCACATCGGCGAAGAACCCCACCACGTTCAGTTGCGCGAACATCGCCTCGACGGTGGCGTCGACCTCGGCGGTCGGCACGTCATGGCGCAACAGCAGCGGCTCCCACACGCCGAGAGTGAAGACGTGGCCGTCGTCGAGGCAGCAGCCGATCAGGGCGGTGGCGTCCTGGGATTTGGATCCGTCGAAGAACGCAGCCACCGGTTCCGTCGGCGACACCACCCGATGCGGGTCAGCGAGGACCGCCCACTCCTCCGGGGTGATCCACGCATCCTCAACCACCGACGGGCGGTTGAGGTACTTCCGTTTCGACTCGTCGGGCCGCGATCGCGGTGACCAGATCTTGCGGATGATCGACGTGACGTCGAGGTCGCCCCGCTCGTCGCGCTTCCAGTCGCAGTCGCCGTAGACGTGCTCCAGCGCTTCGCGCAGCGAGTCGAGGTCTGACATGTCGGTGTCGGCCGGCGCTACTCGGGCGTCGTAGAGGATGCGCCCGGCGTCGTCCTGGAGGTGGCCCTCCTCTTGTGCCACCCACGCATCCCACGACGACTCGGCGACGGTGTTGATGCCGGGGACCCAGCTGTTCGCCGTCTCCAGCAGTCGCTCGCCCGACTTGGCGAGGTTGTCCTCAAGGGTCGCGGCGAGGTCGGGACCGCCGTTCGACGGCGTCCAATGCTCCGTCTCGTCGCCGACCACGAAACTCGACTCCGCGCCCTCAGCGCCCGTCGCGGACGACGTGATCACCTCGAGCATCCCGTTGGGCGAGTAGTAGATCGTCTTGCCGGGATCGAGGTGGAACTCCTCGACGACAGCGGACCCCTTCGGGGCGAACGCCCGGACCATCCGCATCGTGTTCTTCGTCTGGTTCTCCGTCGTCGCCGCGATCTGGACCCACGGCATCGCCACCGGTTTGCCGCGACAGCCGCCGGGCACTCGGTTGTCGAAGCGTTCGAGGCGTACGGGGCCGCACAGTTCCGCCAGGCACAGCGTCGCCGCGAACGGGGACTTCCCCGATCCCTTCGCCAGTCGGCGAACGCCGTGATCGAAGACCCAGCGGCCCGAGTTGTCGACCGCATACCACCACAGCAGGAACCGGTACTGGTCGAAGGTCGGCAAGAATGGTTGGCCGAACCGCGGGCCGTTCGGTTGCACCAACCAGCGGTGCATCCACTCGGCCACACCGTGACCGAGGGTCAGTTCGGGTTCGCCCTCGGGGAGCGTCGAGAGTCGGTCAGACGGAGCGACGGAGGCGCGTGCGGTACTCGTCGAGCTCGGAGACATCGGCGCCTTCCTCCTCGCCATCTGAGCCACGCAGGAACTCCACCCGCGCCCGACGGCGGTCGCCCTCGGTCACCATCAGCGACGTCATGCCACGCAGCCACGCCGCCATCGACGCGCCCTTCGGAGGGCACTCGACCATCTCGACCGTCTCGCCGACCTTCACCGGCTGCGGCTTCAGTTCACGGCTGATCGACTCGGCGATGAGGGTCGCTGTCGCCCAGTCCGACGGCTCGTAGTAGCGGGCTTGACCGGAACGGCCCAGCGACTCGTACCACGCCTTCGCGACGGGGTGCCACCCGCGGCGTGGCGGCGGTGCGGCGACGACGCCGTCTACGGGCACCTGCTCAGCGGGCCCAGCGGCAGGGGTGTTGTGTCTGCGGCGTTGCGCATCGCGCTTCGGAGGTGGCCCAGGCATCACGAATCTCCCAACATTTCAACCCGTAGCGAGCATCACGCGCT